CTATCCCTGATCTTTGCCCGCTCGGGGCTCTTTGGGCATTTTATGTTTGTTCATCTGTTTGGCTTCCCAGAACAGACCTGTCAGCACGTCCTTGATCCGTTGGCGATCTTTTTCATCCAGCGGAATGCCATCGAACATTAATTCGTCGTCTTCCTCCAGCATTTTTTTAAAATCCCGGCGGTCTTTGGAGGTTGCCCATTCCGGCACAGTAGAACGATAAAGTTCATGTGGATTTTGCTCCATTGAATCATCATCTCCCCAATATCCGGCGGCCTTCATCATTTCGGTATAGGATACGCTAAGCGCGTCCGCTATTTTGCGGAGAGTGGAGGGTTTGGGGATTCCGCGCAGTCCATTTTCAATGCGGGAAATTTGTGAATTGCTAATACCTGCAGCATCTGCCAACTGGTTGATGCTCCATTGTTTGTGCTCACGCTGCTGTTTTAAGTAAGTTCCGAATGCTGGCTGTTCCACATTGGGGCTCCTTTCTGCAAGAGAATCATAGATATCAGTTTTATTATACCATTAGGTAAATAGTAAAAGCACGTAATATGCCAAAAGGCATAGGAAAATAAAGCGAATATCCTGTTTTTGGAGCTATACTGCTTTTTTTGACGATGGATACCTATCCTAAATAATGTTATGTTATACTCAAGATACGAACAAAAGGGGAACACAATGTAAACATAAGCGTTTTTCTATTTCAGGATTTTGCAAAATTCGCTCATTGGATTTTTTGCAAAAACCTCATTTAAAAATACATCATTGTCAAAAGGCATAAGATAAGGAGTGTTGCTTTACATGAGAAATAACTTACCCGAATTGGACCGTCGCAAAACGCAGAATGCATTGGAGGGTGTGTTTGAGAAATACCGAATTTATAAAACGATTACTTTTATGGATCGGGAGAGCTTTATTACGGCTGGCTATACGGATCGCCCGAACGGCCCAACGAATGTGACAAGCGATCCAACGGCCCGGACAGCCGTATATAATGTAGATGCTCCTGCCGCCCGCTTGGCCTACTGCGAAATGGTGGATGCCGTAGTGAGTCGCTTGAATGAACGCGAACAGCTGCTCATCCGTGAACGTTATTTAAAGGATGACGATGTGTTTGATTACAAGGTTTACAATTACGTACTGGACCCTCCGGTCAGCAAGGATACGTACACGAAGCTTCGTACGCGTGCTTTTTACAAAATGGCGCTTGCACTGGCGGACCAAGGCGTTTTAAATTTGGCAGGCTTGCAGAAGGGCGCGGATCGAAAACTGGGTTAATGTAATAATTATCCATTCGTTCTCGTTTCTATTTTAAAATGATTTCCTAAAAGGCTTTGATTTCCTGTAATAACAGGGATCAAGGCCTTTTTTATAATAGGAACACACGTTCTCTAAAAACCTCCCAACATCATCCCTAGTCTCTGCTTTTATCGTCCATTTCCCCGGCAACGCATTCGTTATTAGAGTGTAAGATTATATCATCGGGAATCAAGACAAGAGGACATACCGAAGACACACACAGTCAAACGTTAGCCGGCCATTAGGGCCGGTTTTTTTATGCGGTGATCGTCTCTGTCGGTTCCCGGGAATTCGTTGAATAGAAAGGAGGAGTCGTGTTGCCTAAGCAAGGGATGCTGCAATGTATGAGTACGAGGCTGCGACGGATGAGAACACGAAAGTGGAAAAAAGCCTGGCTGAATAGCCACAACATGCGAACGCAGGGGACGCAAAGGTGGCATGCCGCAGGATGAGACAAGCCTTTAAGCAAAAGCTCATTGAAATTATTCCAGCGCTACAAGGGCGTGTATACGATGTTCAGCCACCGTCGCAGACGACAGAGGAGCCGTATGCTGTTATGGCGCTGGGCGAGGAAATCTGGAAGTCTTCCTGGGCAGGCTATCGGCAGGTTGTTCGCATTAAGCTGTACGCAGGACAAGCCGGGTTGGCGCAGGCTGATGTATGGGCGAATGCCCTGATCGCCGGGCTGCACCGGGAACCAGTGACAGGTGCGGGTGCGGACACATCGGCTTTTACCGCGCACTATTTGGGTGTGCGGGATGCAGAAAAGCTGGACACTGTTACGGGAAAGGCCTATAGAACGCTGCGTTTTGGCGTGTATGTGCCTGAGACGGAAGGTGGTTTGGACGTTCCAGCAAGCGGTACTACACAGCCGGAAGAGTGGCTGGCTGCGCTGGTCCGCTGGACGCAGAAGCAACTGGGCGAAACGTGGTCGGTATACGCCGACGCTTGGCCCGCACAGCCGGGACGGCACGCGGTACTGTGGCGGATGTGCGGCTGCGAAACTAGGATGGCGGGAGCCTCCATGTATGAGCTGCGCAAACGGTTCATTGGGCATATTACTGCCCCAGACACCACTGAAGAAAACCGCGCAGCTTCCGCACTGATCGAGGGCTTTGCCGCTCAAATCCAGCTTCCTCTGGATCAAGACAAAGGCCGTTATATGTCTACAGCTGAAGCTTCAGCCGATTTGCAGGCGGATGCCATTTTAGATGGTCAGCTTCGGCTGATGCTGGTACAGCGGCGTATGCGCCCGGCTGAGGAAGCGGCGTTGATTCGCAGAGTGGAAATTCATCCTATTTTGAAATGAGGTGGTCCGAGTGACCTTGGAAAACCATGAGAAGGCCCCGGTACATTCCGGGCAGGAAGCAAGTGGCCCTCGCTATACGCTGGAGGAGCTAAAGGAGCACGCAGAACAATTGTTTTCCGTGAAAGAAGAAGTGCTGGCAGGCGCCTTTTTTGGCACACAGGACAAGCTGTTTACGGTAGCAGAAGCACACACTAAAATCGAACAATTTATGAAAGCGAAGGTGGACTAATTATGGCAGGCGGAACATGGGAAAACACGAATAAACCGGTATTGCCGGGTTTGTATATGAATTTTCAGGCAGCAGCAGCTTCAGCAATTCAAGGTGGGTCGCGTGGTACGGTCGTTGTACCCGTTAAGGCGAATTGGGGCCCTGTACGTGAGTTTGTAGAGATCGGCAGTGAAACGGCAATCAGCCAAATCTTTTCCGGTGACAGTCTGGACGGTGCGACCGCGTATTCGACGCTGTATCTGGCTTTGCTGGGCGGTCCGAAAAAGCTTCTAGCCTACCGTTTGGCAGATGATACAGCTGCTGAAGCATCTGTGACGCTGAAAAGCGGCGGTGCGACCCCGGCGGATGTGCTGCGCCTGAAGGCTTTGTACACAGGTAGCCGCGGTAATGGTTTCGCTGTAACTGTACAGCCAACTTTGGGTGATGACCAAGCTCGTGAGGTGCGCCTCTATGAAGGAACCAAGCTACTCGGCACGTACAAAGGCAGTGACGGTACAGCAGCCTCTATTGCCAAAGCCATGAATGAGAACAGCGAAAACGTATGGGTGAAGGCCGAGGTTGTTGGCGACGGCGGCATTCCGGTGGATGTCAGCGGCGTACACCTTACTGGCGGTAACAGTGGCAATAGCAAGCTGGTTAATGCCGATTACATCGCGATGCAGGAGGCACTTGAAGGACAGGAATTTAATGTCTTGGCTCTGGATTATGCAGCTGATCTGGCATTGCTGCAAAGCTTTGCTGCCTGGATCAAGCGTGTTCGCAACGAAGGTAAAGGCGTTATCGCTGTATTCGGCGGTTCTGCGGCAGATGATGTGTCCAAAACAGCCGTCAGCTTGGCCTCTGCACGTTCCCTAGCGCTGAACCATGAAGGTATCGTGAACGTCGGTACAGGCGTACGTCTAGCAGGAAAGGACTACAGTTCCGCCCAAACGGCTGCTTATGTAGCCGGGCTGATTGCAGGCCAACGTCTGAATCAATCGGCGACGTATGCGGTTACGCCTTTTGAGGATGTGACCCGTCGCTGGACACGTTCCGAGCAGGAGCAGGCAGTCCGTAATGGTGTCTTCCTTTTGTTCTTTGACGGTCGTCAGGTCAAAGCGCTGCGTGGCATCAACAGCTTGGTGAACCCGGCTGCTGGGCAAAACAACGCATGGAAGAAAATTCGTTCCATACGTGTCATGGATGCTATTAATGCTGACTTGCAGCGTGCAGCCGAAGAGACTTACATTGGCAAAATCAACAACACGGTGGAAGGTCGTCTGGCGCTTATCGGTGCAATCAAAGAATACCTGGCACAGCTGTCGCTGAGCAACGTCATCGAAGCAGATGGCTACGATGTCATTCTCGACCCGGCTTACTACGGCGATGCGCCAGTCATCAAACCGGAGCCGGATCAAGTGTTCCTGCAATGGAACGTGAAGCTTACCGACGTGATGGAGCAACTGTTCGGCACATTTTACGTGCAATAAATAAGCATTTTGCGTGCATAAGTATTTCGCAGGCAATCAGCAGGATTAAAGTAGCTTGTTAACGACGAGGATTTTATGAAATCCCGAACTATATTATGGATTATTTTGAGGAGGAAAAAGAAATGTTGGATGCTTCAAGAGTCATTTTAGGTACGTATGGTCAGGCGCATGTGGATGGGGTGTGGCAGACGAATATCAATAAGCTGGAAGCCAGCGTGGAAATGGAAAAACGCGAGCTGAATCTCGTGGGCAACGAGTGGAAGGTACACAAGCGCGGTATCAAAAAGGGAACGGGAACGATGAGTGGCTACAAGGTTACGTCCGATATGATTCGTCGCGGTTTTAACCGTTTTGAGATTATTACTAAATTGGATGATCCAGAAGCCTTCGGACATGAAAGTATTCGTCTCATTCGTTGCACTGCTGACAAAATCCAACTGGCCAACTGGACAGCAGGTGAAGAAGTACAGGAAGAAACGACCTTCACCTTTGAAGGCTATGAGCTGCTTGATCCGATTGTAGCAAACTAAATTGGTTAACGGGGGATGGGATGCTGCCAGGCGTTCCATTCCCTAAATACAAATGAACAATAAGGGAGAATGACTTATGAGCTTAAATGAGAATATGACAGAAGAACAAATTTTGGACAGCCTGTTTGAAGCTGCTGAAAAACTGCCGGAGGAAACGGTACGTATCAAGCGCCTCGATATGAAAATTGTGCTGCATGGCCTGACCTCCAGTAAGGTGGACAGCATTCGTGAACGCTGCACAATTCGACGGACTGTGAAAGGTGCAGTAGATGAAAAAGTAGATACTGAAACGTTCAACGCCTTGTTGATTTCGGAAGCTACTGGAAAGCTGGAAGTAAAAGGCTTGTCCCTTAACGGTTGGGGCGATCCCCGGATTACAAGCCGCTTAAAGCTGTCCGGTGGCGAACAGTCTGTCCGCCGTATGCTACTGGCAGGTGAACTGGATGCAGTAGGAGATAAGGTGCTGGAACTGTCCGGTTTTGGTGTTGAGATTGCTGACCTAAAAAACTAATCGGCTCCGGGGGAATGACGACGATGCTGTACCACTTGTGGGTCCGGCACCACCTCCGCCCCGGAGACTTTTGGCGGCTTCCCCGCGGTGAGCGCATGCTGCTGCTGGCGTTTGCCGAACAGGAAATGGATAGCATAGCAGCTTCAAAAGCATAAACAAGGAGGTGAACATGATAGATGGCAGAAGCATTAAATTACCGCATGAACCTTGTGATTGATCCTAAAAACGTCATTAAGGCGAACAGAGAATTGCGCGCAATGGAACGCTATTTTGAGCGGATTCAAGGCCGTGTATTGAAAATCGGCCGCACTCGCATGGCCCCGGAAATTGTGCTGAACGATATGGCCTCCAAAGGCTTGGATAATCTGTTGAACAAGATTAACCGGGTCAAATCCCAGATTATTAACGCCTCGGGGAATGTAAATGTGAAGGTAAACTCCCAATCTGGCTCGGGCTCCCCGAAGACCGATAACAACCCAAGTATCCTTTTGCTAAGCACTGCGGTGCAATTGAATACTGTAGCTGTAAATGCCAATACAGCAGCTATTGTTGATTTAGGTACTAAGTTGGGATCTGTGACACCAGCTGCAGAGAAAAAAGAAGAGCCTAAGGATGCATTAACTCAGGTAAAGGATTTTCTTGGTAATGTAAAAAAAGTTGGTGAAGGGGTAAAAAGCATATCTGAAGCTCCTGAAGCTTTTAAAAAATTTAAAACTGATTTTGGTATTTTAAAGGGCCCGCTCCAGGGAGCTAACCGAAGAGAGAAGTTTAAAGATTTTGCTAGTAAAGCATTTAATGTAGGGAAATCTGGGGGTGAGTTTTTAGAAAAATTTGGAGGGTCTTCAGATTTAATTGAAGGTGGACAGGGATTGTTTGATCAGGCTAAAGGCTGGGGGATGATTAATCCAAGCGAAGCTGCTGGTATAGTACCTAGCGCTGCAAGTTCGAGTGCTGCGGCAGATGCAGCCTCAAGTATTATCAGACCAAGTAGTGTTGCAGGTGCAGCTGAGGAAGCCGGATCAGGCTTATTCAAAAACCTTCTAAAAGGTGGAGCGAAAAAACTGTTGGGACCTTTAAGCTATGGAATGGATATTGTGAACATTGCGAAGGCTACCTCTGGTAAGGAACGGGCAGAAGCAATTGGTTCTACCGTAGGCGGGACGGCTGGTTCTGCGCTAGGTGGAGCTATAGGCTCATTTTTGCTTCCGGGTATTGGTACTGTGGTCGGTTCTACACTTGGGGGTATGGCGGGAGACTTTGTCGGTGGGAAAATTGGTGGATTAGTCTCAGATTATGGTCCAGCCATGATGGACAAAGCGAAGTCCGCTGGTAAATTCCTTGGAGAAAAAGCTTCCCAGGTTACAGGCTGGCTTTCTGATAAGGCTGGAGATTTTGGTAAAGGCTTTTCTGATTTCTTTTCTTTTGGTAAAAAAGATGAACCTAAGAAAGAGCCAGCTAAGCCACCTGAAGCTCCTAAACCAGCAACCTCTAAACCAGCAATCCCACCTCATTCGAATTTAGGTAAGTCATTTGAGCCCTTAACGCCTATGGCTATAAATTATAGTGCTAGTGCAGTTGCAAACGTACCTCCGCAACCAGGTGCAAAAGGTGTCCCTAATCCTTATGGACCGATGGCTATAGCCAACCAGGGAGTCAATCCAAACCCACTACTGAATACTGCGGCTCATGCGAATAATGGAGCCAAAGCTAAAGGCAAAGGTAATGGTAATCCGACACCTCAAATAGTTCAGATCAGTCCTGAACAAATGGGAACACTGTCTGGCTTTTTGAAGGATTTTAAAACGGAAACCACCAACCAATTCAATCTTCCTGCGGGGGCTGTACAGGTCACTGTACATGAGAACAAGCTGGATGTGGATGGGCTTATTACGCAAATTGGCTACCGTCTCAAAGCTGAAATTCTGCGTGCAACACAGAACACCAAGCCAGCGGGCGCTGGAGCTATGTAATACAGTAGATGGTAGCAATGGGGAAGGAGGAAAGAGATGGAATTTAGTTTGACGGATGGTAAAGGGAAAAAGTTTCAGTTTCCAGTAAATCCTGAGGAAGTGACGATCTCACGGCAAAAGGGATTTGATACAACGACGATTTTATCCTATGGGGAGTTTGATTTCCCGCAAGGGGAGAAGGTGAAGGAAATCTCCTTCTCTTCTTTTTTTCCGAAAGAATATAATCCAGCGTATTGCACATACAAAGATATTCCTGATCCTCAGGAGGCCATGAACACGTTGAATGGCTTTTTGTTATCCAAGAACCCGCTACGTTTTATCATTACGGAGACAGCCGTGAATGTGCCAGTAATTGTCGCATCTCATAATTCCACCTTTCGCGGTGGCGAGTATGGGGATGTGAATTTTGATCTGTCACTGCGGACCTGGAGTGATATGAAAGTTGCCAAAAAAGCTGGTGGCACAGGAAGTAAGGCGGCTGCGGTCAACAAAAAGCCCCGCACAGATATGAAAGAAAAGAAAAAAACATATACGGTTAAGTCCGGGGATTCCTTGTCCAAAATTGCCAAGCTGGAGTTGGGGGACAGTTCGCAATGGAGTCGAATTTATCAGCTTAATAAAAAGGTCATTGGACAAAATCCGAATGCGATTAAACCGGGGCAAAAGCTGGTGCTGTCATGAGTTATAAAGTCATTTTACAGGATAAATATGATTTGTCGCCGCTTGTAGAGAACATTAATTTGAGGGACTCACTGGAGCAAATCGCCTATCAGGGAACGGTCAATCTGGTCGTTACGTCGGATATGCCGCCCATTTCTCCAGGGATGTCCATTCGGGTTAGTGGGATTCCTTATGGCAAAAAGGATTATGTCCCCTTGTTGTCCCCAGCGGTGATCTGGGAAGTAGAAACCTCTAACAACGGACTCAAACGTATGACGCTGACGTTATATGACCGTACGGTGTATTTGGACAAGTCCGAGGATGAATATCTGCTCCCTGCTAAGCAAACGGCTACTCAGCGATTTCAGAAGTATGCTAGGGACTGGAAGCTGAAAATCGCTTCATTGCCAGATACGAAAAAAACGCTGGGACGCGCCGTATACCGCACACAGTCCATCTATTCTATGATGCTGGGAGATCTGCGCGAAACGGCAAAGGCGGGGGGGAAGCTGTATCATCCACGGATGATTTCTTCCGGGTTGGAGCTGTACGAGCTGGGAACGAACAAAGATGTGTATGTTTTGGAGAGAGTGACTGATACGACACAGTCCCGTACGCTGGAAGGTGCGGCCACAAGAGTGAAGGTACTGGCTACGGCGGCTAGTGAATCAGGTAATGAGGTACCGTCCAAGGTGATGGCGCTTGAAGAAAAGGACATTGCCAAATATGGAACCCTTCAGGTCATTGTGCAGGATGACGAGGTTAAGTCTGGTGCAGCAGCACGTGAGTTGGCCAAAAGTAAGCTGAGAGGCATACAACAAACGATATCGGTAAATGCACCGGATATGAACACGATCCGAGCAGGAGACGCGGTAATGTTAGGCTCCATAAAGCTGTTGGTCATTTCAGTGAGCAGGGAATTAGGTAACCCCGGCAGTATGTCGCTGGAGCTCGGAACGTATGACGATGTAAAAAGGAGGTTTTACCTTGAATAAGGACCCCTATGGGCATTTGGCTACTGCGCTGCAATCTTCTTTTCATAAGCATACCAAGCAAGCACTGAGTGGGGTAGGCGCGGTACTAGGAACGATCACCTCCACGGGACTCAAGCTGGACGATTTTAAACATGAGCTTCAGGATTATCTGGTCGCGGAGCTACCGGGGCTGCTGTCTGTACCACGTCATATGTATAAAGGCACCTCAACCGCAGTGGAATCGGAAAATTGGGAAGGCAAAGAGCTGAAAACTTCCTTTTATATCGGGGAGGACGAGCTGGAGGATGTGAATCTCAGTTTGAACGAAGGTCTTAAGCCTGGAGATCGTGTACTTGCGGTTCGGGTGAATAGCGGCAATGATGTGGTGGTCGTGTGCAAGGTGGTGAGTGGACGTGGCTAATTTATTCCCCGAAACAGATGATATGATCTGGACAGACACGGATATGACCGACCCGGATGTACTGGAGGATAACCGTGCGGTATTTGGGCGAAGCTGGCGGTTTGATTTTGAAGCTGGTGAGTTTGTTATGAGCCCTAGCCGTAAAATCGTGACTACAGGCGAGAAAGAAGCCTGGGTACAGTGGTGTGAAAAAGCGATTCGCACTCCTCGCTACCGGCATGTGATCTATTCACCTGACTATGGCAGTGAACTGGAGGAGCTCATTGGCAGCAGCTATGGGCACGGTGTGCAGGAAAGTGAAATTAAACGCATGGTCACAGAGGCGCTACTAGCAGATGCACGTACGGCTAGTGTGGATCAGTTCACGTTTCGCTGGGAAGGCGAGGCGTGCCATTTTAGCTGCCAGATTACGAACGTGCGAGATGAAACAGAAATTGTGGAAAGTGTGGTGATCTAATGGCAGACTTGCCGGAATATTTGGTAGACCAGACGGAAGAGGAAATTTTAAATCGAATGCTGGAAAAAGTGCCTTCGGACATGGATAAGTCCGTGGGCTCTTTTATTTGGGATGCGCAGGCGCCGGTGGCATTCATGCTCTCGGAAGCGGCGATCTGGGCGCAGGAGCTGCTGCGTCGGGGCTTTGCCAGCACAGCAGCCAGCGACAACCCGGATTTTCGTTCGCCGGAGCTGGATTTGCGGACAGCAGAGCATGGGGTGACACGGCGAGAAGCGGTTGCGGCCTCAGGTATGGTTACGTTCACGGGCACAGCGGGAACGACTGTCCCGGCGGGGACCTTGGTGGCGACCCCGGCAGATGATATATCCGGGGAAGCTTCTATTGAGTATGCGACCACGGCTTCGGTCACGCTGGATGAACAAGGTGCCGGGGAAGCGGCTATTCGGGCGGTCAACCCCGGGCGCAGCGGTAATGTACCTGCGGGCGTCATCCAGGTGATGGCCACTCCGATTAGCGGGGTTGCCTCTGTGATCAATACGGAGCAAACCAAAAGCGGCACAGACGTTGAGAACGACCAGTTGTTGCTGGAGCGTTTTTATGCCAAGGTGCGGAACCAGGGTACCAGTGGCAACAAGGCGCAGTATACCCAATGGGCGAATGAGATTGCTGGAGTTGGTGGCGTAGAAGTTGTTCCGCTCTGGAAAGGGCCGGGAACAGTAGGGTTATATGTGCTGGATACGGATAAACGCGCGGCCAGCCCGGATATCGTGGCTGCGGTGCAGAAGTATATTGATCCGACTCAGGATGGACAAGGCGAAGGGCTGGCACCAGCGGGCCCTGTGGTGACGATCATGCCAGCGGCAGAAGTGGAGATTAACATCTCAGTCAAGGTACAGCGTACCAAAGAGAAGCCGTCCACACTGGATGAAATAAAAAAGCTGATCGAAAGCGGTGTGCGGACGTATTTGAAGCAGCTTGCTTTTTACAAGAAAGACCCGTTGGTACGGTATACCCGGATTTCTGCTGTGCTGCTGGACATTCCAATTATTATTGATTTCTCTGAACTGAAAATCAATGGACAGAGCAATCAGAATATTGAGATTGGATCAGGTCAGGTGGCAGTGCTGGGGACGGTGAGCGTCAGTGAGTAACAATGGAACGAACAGTTTTGAAGATTTATTGAATAACCCAGACCAGGGAAAACGTGCAAACCATAGTGACACTTTTGTTAATCGGGTAACTATAGCGGGAGATACATTGGTCCAAATGAGCAGCGAGCGGGGACGCGAGCTGCTTTCCTATTTGCCTGCCTATTATGAAACCTCACGTGTGATGCGTTTCGATATGGATGCTAAAGGAAGCGAATTGGACGCCTTGTATCTGGCAATGGATGCAACGGTGGGACAGTTTTTCGTACGTACAGCCACGTGGGGGTTGGAACGCTGGGAAATGGAGCTGGGTATCGAAACCGACCTGGCGAAGCCATTGGACCAACGGCGTGCGGTGGTGGAATCGAAGTTGCGAGGGGCAGGAACTTTTTCTGGCCGGCTTGTAAAAAATGTAGCAGAGGCGTATGACGGTGGTACAGTTAATGTTACCTTTCACCCCGCCGAATGGGGATTCACCGTCAAATTTATCGATACCATCGGGATTCCGCCTAACGTGGAGGATCTTAAAGCAGCCATTGAGGAGATCAAGCCTGCTCACATGACAGTAGAGTACAAATTACGTTACCTAACCATTGCCGAAGTTGAGTCTATGACCCTCTATGAAAATGAATATACAACCCAGGATAGATATTTAGGAGGTGGCGCATAGCATGGCAAGCGAAAAAACACCAAATCTTGGCTTGAATCAAATTGACCGCACATCGCCCAAAACCACGTATTTTGATTTGGAGAAGTATTTGGATGAAAACTGGCGCTCTGTAGATGAATTTGCGGGTGACGTGAATGACGGTGTAAATGAGATCAAGAAGCGTCTGGATACAACAGAACGTAAGACGGTAACTCTGGAAGCCGGGGTGCAAATTGTTCATGCGGAAAAGGCATCGCCGTTTTCACTGACGGGGCTGAAAGGACGTACGTTGGTGAATTTGTTGGGAAGATGGGGGAATTTGAGTAGATTAATGGGGGTAACACCGTATCAAGCCGATATAGAGCTAGATACTTTGAATAAAGGGACAATGCCTAATTCGTTAAAAGTAACGATCAAGCCTGGATATACCGTTGGAGTTGGGTTTTATAGTGATTTTAAATTTTTATCTGGGAAATATTATGTTGCAATTGTAAGAGCGAAAGTAGGTAACGCTATAGATGCAGGAATCTCGGCTCCGAATGCTCTGGTAGAATCGAAAGTTATAGTTACGGATAAGACTAAATTTGCTACGGCTTGGTTTAGGTTGGCTCCTACCAGCGATATTATTACTAACATAGATTTGGTAACACAGGGTACTGTAGGACAGTATTCTTATTTTGAGGCTGCGCGTATCTATGAGATTTCTGCAGCAGAATATACAGCATTAGCAACGATGACTGACGATCAAATTGACAACAAATATCCTTACGTGGATAGTGTAATGCCTGTGCGTAATCCATATGCAATTCAGCATGGGGCGAATCTGCTTCCAGCATTTTATGAGTGGTCAAGAACAGGGCATACAGTATTTATTTCTGATGCCTACACTACGAGTGGGACACTTGTTTCAGGAGCTATCGGAACGGATGCCTACATGGTTTACTACCTCGATGCTGTTCCGAACTTAGAATACACCTTGACAAATCCAGCGGATAGCAATGGCTTTATACGGATATCAACATTCGATAAAAATGCGGTTCGACTGCAGGGGATGTTTGTAAAGCCTGGGGAGTCCAAAACTATTAAGTTAGGTCCCTCAGCGGTACGCATGGGTATAAATATATCAGGGGTCACCTCCTATACCGATGAATTCGATACAAACCAATGGACATGGGCTGCCGGAACTGTGCGCAATTTTAAAAAACCTATGCTCAACATCGGCAACACAGCTAAACCATTCAAACCACGTGAAGACTCCATGTTAGCCTTACAAACAGACCTGTACGCCGACCCGATTACAGGAGCAAATACTGATACGGTGTTTGAAAAAGATGGGCAATATTTCAAAAGCAAAAAATGGCGCGGTGTGACGTTGGACGGTTCTCTGGCATGGATGTATGGAGATGCAATTGCGGCAGGAATGAAACAGGTTAAAGTGGTTGGCTTGGTTACTGGAGGTATTGCAGCAAGCGGTACTGCGACTAAGTATGACGGTAAGATAATACCACAAGGCTCCACAGGGAGCGTTGTTGATACAAATGCCGTTACAGGAGCAGGGAATTTTTACATCTCTATCCCAAACACAGACAGCGGATGGGGAGACAACTACACACCGACAGCAGACGAGATTAAGGCGTATTTTATGGGATGGAGGATGTATCCAGATAAACAGGATGCCGCAACAGCTCTCTATGACGACTCATTAGGAGTTGTTAAATATTGGGCGTATAGATTGGATGGAGTTACAGCTCTAGGCGGTGGTGGTATGGGTGGAGCTACTACTACCGTACCAAGAACGCAATCACCAAACTGGACGCCGTATCAACTCGTATACCAACTTGCAACGCCTACCGTGGAGCCTATCATAAGCGAGGGGCAACTGACCTTTACTGAGGGTGAAAATCAGGTTGAAGTAGGTACAGGGATTGTATTGCGGGAACCTTCAAAGCCTGTGCCGTACCAAGAGGGTGCGCAGATTACGAATAGGTGGGCTATGAATAAGCTTACTTCCAGTTGGCCTAATCCTTTTAAAAACTTACCGCGTAAAGCGTTACAGGTGTACGGAAATGGATTTAGCGAGCCTTTCAACACAGGAACTACAGGTGATTTAGCAAATTGGTATGGCGGTGTTTATATAGACCAGTTGTATGCATATGCTCCTGAAAAGTCATACAGTGTCACATACCTTATGGTTGCACCATCACCAGTCGTACCATTCACAGGCAGCTACGCAGCCAACGAAAAGACACTACTTGCAGACTTGGTAGACAGCGTACAACAAAACACTGCGCGAGTGTCGGTGCTGGAGAACAAGAAGGCTGACAAAGACAGTATGCCTGTAAGATATTACCCAACTTTAATTAACGGGTGGGCAAAATATTTTGATTACAGCCCTTCATTTTACAAAGATTCGTCGGGTGTAGTCCATTTAGAAGGTATTGTTCAAAACGGGGTTATGGACAAAGCTATTTTCGTGCTTCCTATAGGTTTTAGGCCTAAAAACAGTCCTTTGGTAACCGGGGTAGCCTCTCACAACCAGACATCGAGCAGTCGCATTGAAGTAGGCGCAGACGGTCAAGTGATTGTATACAACGCTAGCTCTGCATGGACTAATTTGAGTGATGTATCATTTTTAGCTGAACAATAAAGGAGGGAAACACATGAAAGCAGTACCTAAAGTAAATACAGACGGCCTCTATCTGGAGGACGAGCTGGTGGACGATGCCTTTTCGGGTGTCGTCCCTTTTTATGCTCCATCTTCACTTACGCTATCTGATACAGACCAACAGCAAGACATCTATGTGCTTACTGCCGATAAATCGAGTGCTATTGATGAAACGAATTCAGAAAACATCCCTGCTGGCTACACGGTAGCAATCCCAGTTCCACCAGGTCTATATCATCCTCGTTTTGATATCCAAGGCTGGTTGACCTATGAAGCAGAATATAACGAAATTCTGATAGAGGCCCAAAAGAAGTACGAGAAAATTAGTAAGGAATCGCAAGCTTCATTTCAGAAGTTACATGATGAATGGCAAATCAAGCCGGAAAACAAACGTGAGGACGAGCCGGTATATTTTGCTCATACATTTAAGGCTCCAGAACGAAGAGATCCAATGACGTTCTGGAGTGAAGGATTGAGCGAAGAAGCGATTAAGGAACTGACACAAAAAGCAGAGCAACAGCCAAGTGAGACAGATCAATTGAAGCAGCGTATTGCAGATCTCGAAGTAACGCTGAGCCAGCTCACGCTTGGTAACACAGGAAAATAACCAAGTATTTACTCCTGTTTAACTGCAAAAATCTTATTTAAATGAGGTGAAGTCATAACTATGACTGCTTTAGCAGAGACTCAATTGCGTATTTGTGCTTATGCTTGTGTTACCCGCTATGATCGGGGAGAAGGTAATATAGCAGCTATCATTGGAAGCTACGCTTTAGATGAAAAACAACGTAAACAAGTGAAGGAAATGATTTTATACCATCGTTCTGATCTGGTATTGGACAACGTAGAGGAATCGTCATCTATAGAGGTTTCCAGTGCACAGCGAGAACCGGTTAAATGGTATAGCTCTATTTTTCGTAAAAAAACGGTATAGAACAGAGAGCAAAAATGCCTGTACTCAAAGGAGGAGCGAGCATGTATGAAAGAATGGATCTGATTATAATGGGTTTCTCCAAGCTGAAAATGAACAGACAAAGCAATCCTTTTATAACCATTCAATTCGGTCAGGGGGTAGAGCTGGGGATGGTGAGTGTGGATGGATATTGACGAAAAAAAAGAATCTGTTATCCAAGATGTAACCGATGATTTTAGTAATCGAATGTTCAGTTTGCGGGGACCGGAGCTATTTTCCTATCTTCCTGCCTATTACGAAGCATCCCGTGTTATGCACGTCGATATGGATGCAAAGGGTAGCGAACTAGATGCTCTATATCTCGCGTTGGATGATACGTTAGCTCAGTTTTTTGTTCGTACCGCCACTTGGGCGCTGGAAAGCTGGGAGATGGAGTTAGGTATCCCGGTCGATTTGGAAAAGCCGTTGGAACAGCGACGTTCTGTTGTGGAGTCGAAACTCCGTGGAAGTGGTAAATTTTCAGGAGACTTAATACGGAAAATCATGAACTCTTTTGGTGTAGAAGGGGAAGTAGGCTTTCATCCGACGGAGTATAAGTTCGGTTTAAGCTTTGAAAACCGTATTCCTGAAAATATGGTTGATTTCAAAAGGATCATAGAGGATATAAAGCCTGCTCATCTTGCATTTTATATGAATAACAAAACTAGGCTCACATTTCTTCATGAGACTGAAATGGTTTCTCGCATCCGATTACGTTCGAGAGTTCGCTTTTTTGGTGGGAAGCCATGGTATTTAGATGGTGTCGAGTTACTGAATGGAATAGCCTCTTTGTCCGGGTGGACAGAAGAACCTATGCGATATTTGAACCGTACGAAACTGGTCACCAAGCATCGAATGGATCATCATCAGGAAGGCAACGTGAAAATTCGAAACCATTATTGGAAGTTAGATGGCAGCATGATGCTGGATGGAAGTCAGATGTTAAGCTCAACCGAGAAAGTCATTTCAATTTAAAAACATAAAAATTTTTATTTAAAAATAGAAAGGATGGTAAGTATGGCAGAACAAGTTCTAACGGTCACAACTGCTTATGCAAGGGAACAAATGGCACGTGCCCGTGCTAAAGGAGGAACGCTGACTAAAGTAGTAAAAATGGCGTTTGGTAGTGGGGGTGTGGATCAAGCAGGGAAACCACTGCCTTTGGATGGAACAGAACAGGTGTTGAAAAAGGAACTGGTTCAAAAGGATATTACGAGCTTTGAATTTATTGCTCCTGCAACAATTCGTTATACCTGCTCACTGGCAGAAAATGAATTGGCGGGTGAGACGATTAATGAGCTGGCTTTGGTAGATTCAGCGGAGAAGCTGACGGCCATCCGTACAATGAGCAACAAGATCAAGGATAGTGATATGGAATTTGTTTTTGAAATTGATGACATTTATTAAGGAGGATGAAGAAGTATGAGTATACAACAGCCACGCAGATTTGTTACTACCGACCAAGGACATGCGGACGTCCTGAATGGACCGATTGATACGCTTTATGCTAACGATCTGGAATTGGCCGCACAGGTTGAAAATATCAAAAAGGACCCGGCTGGAAACGGTGTTGCTTCTAAGGAAGCGTTAGACAACCATGCCAGCAATACAGAGATCCATGTTACGGCAGCCAAGCAAGCGGTATGGAGTGCAACAGAGGGGAATGCCAAGAAGTATACAGATCAGTACGCTGCTCCCAAGCAGCATAGTCACCCAGCATCAGATTTGCCTTCTGCATCCACACAGGCTAGGGGGATCGTACAACTTAATACCTCTACCGGCAGCACAGCTACAGATCAGGCGGCTACGCCTAGTGCGGTGAAGGCGGCTAATGATCGAGCAACTGAGGCATACAATCGAGCCGACCAGGCTTTTACGCAAGCCAGTGATCTTAAATTAAAGGTCGCTAACGCTATCACTGGCAAAGGCGGCAGCGCCAACTCTGGTATGACCGGAGATCAGTTAGCGGCGGCAATAAGTGGATTATCTACCAAAAAATCTGCAAGCGGGAATTTTAATGGTCAGGTATCCACAACATCTACGAATCCCTTGTTATCGTTAGCAGTCTCAGGATTGTCGTTTACACCTAGCATCGTATTGGTTAACATATCAATTTCCAGTAGTACTAGTGATTATAACGGTTATATTAGCAATCTTGCAGGTATTCGCACTTATAGAGGTGCAGATGCTTCTGTTTCTTATTCAGGAATACCGGGTGGGTTTAATCTTAATATCAGTGCAACCGTTTATATATCTAACAATGTTAAAATACAAGCTTATCAATGGTATGCTTTCGAATAAGGACAGAGTAAGTAACAACTAAATGATGCTACGCAGAGCGTGTTTTTTTATGCCCTTGGATCAGTCCAAGGGCATTCACTTTACACCTAGGTTCAAAAGGGGGAACAAATATGCATGAAAAGATCGATCAGATTTGGCTGGGGTTTTCCACGGGGACCTTGATCGGTTATTTTTTTGGGGGGTGGACCACAATGTTGACGTTGCTGTGGTGGATGGTCGTGATCGATTTTTTCACCGGATGGGCAGCGGCCTGGATTAATGGGGAGCTGAAAAGTCGCCAGGGGTATTATGGTATTTTTCGCAAGGTTACCGTGTTTTTGCTCATTACGGTAGCTCATCTAATCGACGGTATTCTCGGGGATGCACATTACTTCCGGGATGCCGTCGTTTTCTTTTATTTAGCGAACGAGCTGTTGTCCATTATTGAAAATGTGGGCAGAATGGGAGTGCCGATGCCAGATATTTTACGGAACGCGGTAGCTATTTTTGAGTCCAAGTCGAGTGGAGAAAAAATAAAGCCAACCAACCCTACCGACAAAGAAAATAAAGCTTCATAA